GAATCAGACGTTATTTTCAAAGGTGACGTTGTACAATTAGAAACTTCTGGTTGTATAACTGTTAGTGGTAATACTACTACTACAAACATCGGAGTTTTTAACGGTTGTTTCTACAACGATCCAACTACACAAAAACCAACATGGTCAAATTATTACCCGGGTGGCATTACGCCTACTGTGGGTGATATCGACGCTTTCGTTTACGATGATCCAAACATGCTCTTCGAAGTTCAAGCTAATGGAACTATAGCACAAACAGCAGTTGGAGATAACTGCGATCAAGTTTATGCTGCTGGTTCTACTATCAATGGACAGTCTAAATCTGAACTAGGTTCCGTCGCTGGCGGTACAGCTCAATTTAGAGTAGTGAGAATCTGCGAAGACCCAGATAACAGTGACATTGCAAGTGCAAATTCAAATTGGATCGTAAGATTCAACGAGCATCTGTACTACAATAACGCTGCTGGAATTTAACCTATAGGAGAAATTGAACAATGGTAATTTCAAGAATGCAATTGGTCAAGGAACTCGAACCAGGGTTAAATGCACTGTTCGGGTTGGAGTATGACCGATACGAAAATCAAGACAAAGAAATATTCGATTCAGAATCATCTGATCGTGCTTTCGAAGAAGAAGTAATGCTTGGCGGTTTTGCCAATGCAGCTGTAAAGCCGGAAGGCCAAGGTGTGACTTATGAAGACGCACAAGAAACTTACACTGCTAGGTACACTAACGAGACTATTGCTTTAGCTTTTGCACTAACAGAAGAAGCTGTAGAGGATAATCTTTACGACAAACTTAGCACTCGCTATACTAAAGCATTAGCGCGTTCTATGGCTAACACTAAACAAGTTAAAGCTGCAAACATTCTTAACAGAGCGTTTAACAACTCTTATCTTGGAGGGGATGCAAAGGAGCTTTGTGCGACTGATCACCCAACTCTTAGTGGAAACCAAAAGAACGAGCTGTCAACTGCAGCTGACTTAAACGAAACTTCGCTTGAGCAGATGTTAATTGATATTGCTGACATGAAGGATGAAAGAGGATTAAAGATTGCCCTTAGAGGTATGAAAATGATCATTCCAGTAAACCTTCAGTTTGTAGCTGAGAGACTAATGAAATCTGCCGGTAGAGTAGGCACTGCTGATAATGATATCAACGCAATCAAATCAATGGGTATGGTACCTGAAGGATATGTTGTAAACAACTTCCTTACTGATACTGATGCGTTCTTCATTAAAACAGATGCACCTAATGGACTTAAACACTTTGTGAGAGCTCCAATTAGAACTGCTATGGAAGGCGATTTTGACACTGGAAACGTTAGATACAAAGCCAGAGAAAGATACAGCTTCGGCTGGTCTGACTGGAGAGGTATCTTTGGTTCACCAGGAGCTTAATGATCTTTAAAGGGGCGAAATTAGTTCGCCCCTTTATCCTAGTAAACAGTTACCAAGGCTGGCTAGGCAGTACAGTATAGTGACGAGGTAACTAAAGCCCTATACAGGCAAGGAGTATAACAATGGCTACACATTTTAAAGGCCCAGTATTATTCTCAAATGCATCTGCATTTGAAAACTTAAAAATGTCTATGTGGCCCGATCAATTCACCTATATGGATGATTTTGAACAGGGTGCGTTAGACACAACACACAATTGGACTATCGTAAAAGATACAGGTGCATCAGCAGCAATTGCAGCAGATGGCACAGGTGGTGAAGTAAATTTAACTTCAGCAGCTACTACTGATAACGATGGTGCATCAATTCAAGCTAAACAAGAATCATTTGCTTTACCAACTACTGCAGGTGATAAACTTTATTTTGAAACTAGAGCAAAAATATCAGATGCTACACAAACTGATTTCTTAATTGGTTTTACAGAAGCATTTACTACGAATCCAGAAAGCGCTTTGTTATCACAAAACGTTATTGGTTTTGTAAAAGATGATGGATCGGCTATCGTAAAAGGTACTACTGAATCTGGTGGAACACAAACTTTAACAGAGTTTGCTGATACTACAAAATCAACAATGGAAAATGACACTTATGTAACTTTAGGACTTGTTGCTACAAAAGGAACAACCTTAAACAAAGTTCAATTTTACATAAACAGAAATTTAGTTGGTACTTCTACTACTAACATTCCAACAGCTAACATGAAAGTGATGGCTATGAGTGTTTCTGGTGATGCTACTGGAACTAAAGTCACTACAATTGACTACATTATGGCTGCGCAAAACAGAAACGTAAGCTATAGTTAAACAAATATAACCGTAGGTGGGGAGTAATGGCCCCACCTTTGTACAAGGGGAATTAATAAAATGGTAGATACCGTAACAACAAGAACATTATTTGACGGAGACAGAAAACTTATTACAAGTTATGTAAACGTCTCTGACGGAACAGGTGGAACAACAAAAATAGTAGATGTTTCAACTTTAACAACTAACAATCAAGGACAGACTTGCACAACAGTTACACTAAATAAAATTTGGTTTAACGTTTCAGCAGGAGTAACTGCTCCCGTGCAACTTCAATGGGATTTAACATCAGGAACTCAAACACCTTTACTATCTTTAAATTATGATGACACATATGATTTTAGTACTATAGGAGGCCTGGGTAATCCAAAAGAAACTAACTATTCAGGTGACATTGATGTAGTTGTTCCAGGCGCAGCTAGCAGTGGTGAAACATACACTTTACTTTGCGAATGGATTAAAAATTATTAGGAGGTTAGATGGCTTATTCAGGCACTAAAACATTTAATCTTACTGTAGAAGAAATTATAGAAGAAGCATTTGAAAGATGTGGACTTGAAGTTTTAAGTGGGTACGATTTAAAAACAGCTAGACGTTCTATGAATTTAATATTCTCAGAATGGGCTAACCGTGGTTTAAATTTATGGACTATTTCTTACGGCACTCAAACTATGACTGCTGGAACTAATTATTATAACATACCAGTAGATGTAGTAGATATTTTAGACGCGACTATTACTACAACAGGCGCTTCAGATGGAGCAACTGCTAATTTATCTAGTAATAGTAACACAACAGATGTAACCATAACTAAAATTTCTAATACTGATTACATGAATCTTTCTCGTAAAGAACAACAAGATGCAGGTGATGCTAGACCTACTCAATTTAGTTTAGTTGCTGGACAAGTTACTACTGAATCAGGTTCTAATTATGGTAGACCAGAACATCCTATGGCTTTATTTGTATATCCTAGTCCGAATACTGATTATATAATGAAATATTTTTATATTGGCAGGATTGAAGATGCGGGAGGATATACTAATTATGCAGATGTTCCTTTCTTTTTTCTTCCTTGCTTAACAGCAGCTTTAGCTTATTATATAGCTATAAAAAGAGCGCCATCTTTGGCTGGAGGATTAAAAACTATTTATGAAGAAGAGTTTCAAAGAGCGGCAAATTCTGACAGGGAACGAGTAGCGTTCCGTGTTAAACCTGCACAAGCATACATACCATAGGAGGTAATATGCCAATATGTAAACATTGTGACCATGAGTGTCATTGTAGTAACGGCGGTTCTTGCTGCGGTGGACAATGTACTTGTGGAAATTGTGAATGTAAAAAGGAGGACGAATGAGTAACCCACATTATAGTAAAGTGGCCAACACTAGAAATGCTTCTACTAAAAAAATAGGACATTATGGTAGAGGTCAAATAGCTGATCCAAAAATTCATGCTAATACTGGAGCTGCAACTACAAAAGGAAATGCACCTACAGGAACTAACAAAGAACTTGGTGGAAAAGAAATTAAAATAGCTAGTGGTGAAAATATTACAGGAACTGCTCAAGGAATGGGAGCTGCCAAAAAAGGTGGTAAATATACTTGGGTTGGATCAAACGTAACTGATTGGTAAAATAAATGGCTTACGCTAACGGTAAATATGCTTTGTTTATTTCTGATCGTAGTGGACTACAATTTCCCTACACAGAAATGGTAACAGAATGGAATGGTGCAAAAGTTCACACAAGTGAATATGAAAAAAAAGCTCCACAAATTCAACCACAAATTCATACACCCGATGCAATTCCTTTATTAAATCCTAGAGTAGATAGAGAAGCCCCAGTTACAACACAGCTTTTACCTGTAAATCCTTTTAGATTTACACAAGGAAGTACTACAGTGAAAGTATTTATGCCTGGGCATCCTTACACTACATCTAGTACTATTATGTTTTGGAATGCTAGTAATAGTGGCACTGAAGGAACAACTACACAATTTCAAGGAATGGGTGTTAAAGGCACAAATAATTTTGGTGTACCACCTTCTGAATTAATGTCAGCTTCTGGTTTTACACCATCTAGTGTTGAAGAAGATTTTATTAATATAACCATTACATCTACACCAACGGCAACAGGTCCGGGTGGTGGAGGCGTAGTATTTATTGGACCAACTACGGTAAAACCATGACAAC